CTGCCTTCTTTAAGGCAAAAAAGATTAGCAGAACAAGGTTTGGCTTCGGAATCCTCTCAGGGCAGTCTCCCCTCTGCCCCACCTCCTGGAGGTAGCCCAGTCTCCCCTGCTGGACTGCCTCATGGAGGACAAGCCTCTAGGGGAGGGCAACCAGGAATAGCAGATGAAATAAGACAAAATATATAAAGAAAGGGGATTATTATGGAAGAAATGGAAGATTATAAGAATGATGCTCACTATATAGCAATTCAGAGAGCTGCAGATGTGAAGAATCTTATTAACTCAAAGGGCTGGAAAATTATCCAAGAGGAGCTTGATATTCTAAAAGAAACAGAGACAGAGAAACTCTTGAACTCTAACAAGTATACTGAAATATTATCCAGTCAGGCTCTTATAAAAGCCTATGGGCTAATAAATGAGATTGTTGATAATTTGTTACAGGCAGGCGAGACTGCTGATTATGAATTTAAATTAATTAAGAAAAAGAAATAAAAGGAGATTTTAAGTATGCCAACCAACGACATGGTTAATAACCAAACAGATGTCCCTGAAGAAGGACAAACATCTGAGGCTAACCAGGAGCAAGGAATCGGCAACGACCCTAGCTTTGAAGAACTCAGAAAAACTGTTATGGAGATGTCTGAGGACTCTAGTGTTCAACTAGAACAACCTGAGATAGAGACAGAAACAGTTGACTCCGTAGAGCAAACAGATGATATACCAGATGACCTCAAGGGGAAAAGTGCTGCTGAAATTGCCAAGATGTACCAGAATTTGAGAACTTTGCAATCTAGACAGGGAAAAGAAATAGGAGAACTTCGGAAATACAAGGAAGCTATGGAAAAAGAAGTTCAGGAGAGGGATAAATACTCTGTAGATGTAACCTCTGATGAATTTCTTGCAGAGTATGTAGACAACATGGAGAAAGAGGAAGTTGATAAGTTCTTAGATGAATTTACTCAGAATCCTAAGAAAGCTATCCTTCCTGTAATCCGAGAAGCTCTTAATCCTGTATTAAGGAGAATGGCTAAACAAAATAATGACGAAGTTGTTAATAGGCTTAAAGCAGAGACAAAGGACAGTATTATTCCTTATGAAAAGTACGAAAAGGAAATTCACCAGGTTCTTGACCAAAAAGACGAGCATGGAAGAAGAATTCTCTTTGACAGATTTGGTTCTAGAGCTTTTGAGGAGGCTTACAATATTGTTTTTAGAAAACATTTTCCAGAGGAACGGAAGAGAATAGAAGAAGAACTTAAAGAGGCTAGGGAAAAGGCAGACACCGATGCTTCAAGAAGAAGGGCATTTGTACACCCACAAGGGTCTGCTTTGTCTACTAAGGGGACTTCACTCAAACCAGAGGAGATGGATTTCCATCAATTCCAGGAATATGTAATTGCCAGGAGTGCTGCAGAGAGTGGAGAATAGTATCTAAGGGGAAATTCATTAAAACCCAAGGAGAAATTTAAAAATGCCTACAGGCGTTGCAACATCAACTAGTTCATTAACTCAATTAATGAAGGTCTACTATGACAAAGCCCTATTGTATTATGCTACCCCATCTATGGTTATTGACCAGCTGGCAGATAAGTCTAGGGATATTCCACAAAGAGAAGGAAAAACTGTAAACTTTACTAGATATATCCCATTGGATATTGTAGAAACTCCTACTCCTGAAGGAGAAAACCCTGATTATGTCCCATTGCAGGCTTTCAACTTTGAGAAAACTGTCTCAAAGTATGCTAACTCTGTAAGACTTACTGACTTAGTTAAGCTGACTGCCTACGATGATGTAGCAAACTCTGCTGTTATGCTGCAGGGTGAGAATATGGGAAGAAGTGTTAATAGGCTCTACAGAAAGGCTATGGCTACTGGATTCTATCCTATGAGAGTTGATAACTCTTCAACTTATGCAAAGACTGGTACTGTTGGAGCTACTGCTACTGTGAACCAGGTTTCTGCTGCTGAATTAACAGAGGCTGACCACTTCTGGTGTGATGGAGTTATCGTGTTTACTTCGGGAAGAAATAAGGGTTCTGCTCATTTGGTAACTGGCTTTACTGCTAGTAATGATACTGTTACCTTTTCACCAGCTCTTATGGACGCTCCTGAAGAAGGAGATAAGTTTAGAATCGTAGTTTCTACTGGTCTTGATGCTACTAATGTGGTAACCTGTGAAGCAGTAGAAAGAGCTGTGGCTTTCTTAAAGTTCCAAAATGCACCTAAGTTTGATGGTAAATATTACGCTGGTATTTTAGACCCATTTGTCCAGTATGACTTCAGAAATGATTCAAGCTGGAGAAATGCTAACACCTATTCTACTCCTCAGAACCTCAGAAATGGGGAAGTTGGAGAGTGGGGTGGAGTAAGATGGTTTGAGGATACTGAGCCATATACCGAACTCGTTACTGATGGAACTGCCCATGAAAGCACTCAAGATAGAGGCTTTGGAAGATATGATATTTCTGGAACTATTAGACATACTCCAATCTTCGGAAAGCATGCTATTGCTGGAACAAGAATCGATGGCGTAAAAGATAAGGTTATCATCAAAGTATCTGGCTCTCAGGATACTTCTAATGCTACTAACGCATTTAGCCTGGTTTCTTGGAGAATCTTCTTTGTTGCTACCCCTCTTAATAGTATGTTTGGTGTTAATTTAATAAGTTCTGCTACTAACATTCAATAATTAATGGGAGGGACATACCCTCCCTATAACTTTTAAGGAGATAATATGGCGAAGATTGCTGAATTTAAAGAAGGAATTTCTGAAAGCTGGGTAAGAGGTCGCCTCTGGGACTTAATCTCCAATGCCTTTCCTTTTGGAGAGTCTGCTCTATGTGGTGTTCCTAACTTAGGATTAGCAGACCCTGCAGATATAACATATGTCTTTAATAACTTCACAGATGCAGATGCTATAGATAGGTTTAAAAAGGAAAACACAGGAACCCCTACAGTAACTATAGAAGATATAGATGGTGGAGTTTTAAAGGTTGCAAATTCTGCAACATCTAACCATGAATCCTACTATTATACTCCCAAGATATTTACCTTTGCAGAAGGAAGACCTATATGGTTTGAGGTTAGGATTAAGGGTGTTGAAAAGGAAACAAATAAGCTAGGGCTTATTGCTGGGATAACAGATGCATGGGGTGCTGGATTACTTGCTAATTCTACTGCTGCTCCTAAGAGTACTTATAGTGGCTTTATGTTCTATAAGAAGTCTGGGACAGATATGAAACTTCACTCTCATTCTAGTAACGCAACTGCTCAGAAAGATAATGAGATAGGAATATATGCTTCTAACACATATTATAAGTTAGGAATGTTCTTCACAGGAAGAAATGTTGCTAATAACATTAGAGTGTGGTTAGATGATGTAGAAGTGGCAAAACATAGCTTAGATGTAACTACCCCAATAAGTGCTGGAGCTGGCTTTGGAGTTAAGAGTACTTCTGCTAAGGCTGAGGAAATCTTTATAGATTATATTGTTTGTGTTCAATTAAGATAAGAGGTGATGTAATATGGCTAGAATAGGTTGGAATATTGGTGGAAATCAGCCTGGAATAGAAGGGACTACTACTGATGGACATTCTGTAGAAATCGACGGAACTGCCTATGTAAAAATCCCTGTAAAGAGGTCTGATGGAAAAGTGTTTTATTTACTAGCCTGTGAGGATTGGGGCTTTGCTAAGAAAGCTGACGAAAGCTGACCATCAAGGATAGATAGCTGGCGACGAGCTTATCGTCGCATATCTAATTTAGAGGTGCTATATGATTATATTCTCTAGTGGACTAATAGATGAGAGTGTTCAAGTTGCTAGCAATAAATGTTGCCTGATAGGATATTCTTTATATTCTGATGATGCAGGTGGAGCTACCTTAGAACTATTTGATGGCACAAATGACTCAGGAGTTCTAGTAGGTAAACTTGTTGTAGGAGAGAATGGATTTCTTCAATATAACTTGCCTTCTATGGGAATAAGATGTCCTATAGGTTTATATGCAAAACTCACAGGAGATGGAGAGGCTCTTGTATATTATAATAGGTAAGGGGGTGATATAATGGCGATACCTATTTGCAGAAATGATTTTGATAAAGCTATGATAAAACTTGAAAGGCTTCTGAGAGAGGGGAACAAAAGAGTTATGGATAGAGTAGAAAACCTTGAGAAGCATTCAAGGTATTCCTCAAAGCAGATTGAAGATTTCTTGAAAACTCAGGCAAAAAAGAGTGGTGAGAAAAAAGATGCTTGAAAACATTAATGAAATAATTGAAGATGTTCGCTCTCTTATTAATGAGAAAATCCCTGGATTTTGGTCTGATGATGAGATAACAAGATGGGTCAATGAAGGACAAGAGATTCTGGCTACAAAGACAGGGCTTCTTTCTAGTTATTATCATAAAGTATTAGTAGAAGAGGATATAGAGAATGGTAGAGAAATAAGGCTCAATCATGACTTCCTAGCTTTTGATAGAGGAGGAGTTCTTTATAATGGAAAACCCCTGAGTCCTACTTCTATAAATGTTCTAGATGACTATTCTCCTAATTGGAGAAATGTCTCTGGGGTTCCTGTCAAGTATTATACGAGGGGAGACCACTTAGGATTCTATCCTAAACCAAGTGTTGGAGACACTGTATCTTATTATGGAATTGAGAGAGCTGATAAACTCTCAGATGAGGAGAGACCCTTTAATAATGACTATAGAACTGTCTCCTTTAGAAAACATATAAGGGATTATGCTATTGCTCATTGCTGGTATAAAAAGAATGAGATGGCTAAATATGCAGAAAAAATGGCTTCTTTTGAGAATGGGATAAGAGAAGTTAGGTCTATCCTAACTAAAAATGAAGATGAAGCTGTATTTATGATTCCTGATTCCAAACACTTTGGTATAGGAATCTCTTATGGAATAACAAGTAAGTTTGATTAGGTGATATATGGCTAAACAGATTGTTAAAATACTAGATGACCTTTCTCCATCTCAAATGAAACTTAGAGATATTTCAAGACCTCCTAATGGTCTTAAAAACATGATTATAAACGAACTAGGTCAAGTAGAGAAAAGAAAGGGCTATGAGAGATATAATGAAGTTCCTTTGAATGAAGATAATCCTATTTTAGGAATGCACAGGTTTTATAATGAGGAAGATAAGACTAAAGAGTTCTTAGTTGCCTGTTATGATAGATTATATAAGATAGATGAGGCATACCCACATGAGGGTAATTCCTTATCTTCTAATGAAGGAGTTTAATGTATGGCTTGGATTAGCCCACCTAATACTGTAGCTTCTGATACTTGGGTAAATAAGGATAATATAAAAACATATAATACTACCACTTATGCTAGGGGATATACTTCTATTACCTATACTACTTATAGAGAGCGGATAACAGCACGTTTTGATAATTCTCCCCTTTTCAAAAAATCTATAAGATATAGAATAGTTAATCCAAATATAGCAGAAAATACTGCTGATAGTGTAGTGTATAAAGTTGAGATAAGCAGTGATTATTCTAATTGGGAACAAATACATGAAGGGACTATTCCGAAAGGGAATACATTCTCAAATGCTATTGCTACAAATAAAGATGTATTATATTGTAGAATAACAATTCGTTCTGGAACAGCAGGACATAAAGCATATGCAGATATATACTATATTCAGGCAGAGACATTTGACATACCTTCTGTAACCACTGTTGGAGCATCTTCAGTATCTCAGACAGGGGCTAATTTAAGAGGAAATATTACTAATACAGGTGGTCAAAACTGTACCTCTAGAGGATTCTTTTATAAGATTGGCTCTGGTGGAACCCAAATGACTATTGGGAATACTGGTAGTTTTGGTACAGGAGAGTTCACAAGAGAACTTTCTGGACTTAATCCAGCTACTACA